CACAAAAAGATTGAGAACGTCCAATATCAATAGTAACAAATATATTAGCAGGTGTTGATGAATGTCTTATAGTCATTTTACCAACGTTAAAAGCTGTAGTGCTTGTTGAGCTAACAAAGTACATAAAATTACAACGCCAAATGTTATGCCCTAAAGCATAAGTGCCAGCTCCAGTTATAACTCTACTTCCGAAAGTGTAATCCAAATCTGTATCTGTAGCCATGTAACTATAATAAACTGTACCCGTATCAGCACCAGCTACAACTAATTCAGCAGCGGAAGTAGTTGTTGGAAATCCTGTATAAGCACCTGCTTCTGTCCATAAATCCTGAGTAACAGCCCCATTACCCATACTTGGAGTATAACCATCTTTTATAAAATTTGCTCTGTTATAATAAAGATTTTCAGAAACCATTAAATTAAAATCTAAAGGTCTAACAGTTGTGGCGTCTGAATCTGAAAATATAGTGCTATTTAAAGCACTTGTCAAAGCTGTGTATTCTCCAAAAATAACTTGAAGTCTTAAATATGTTTGATTGCTACCGCTATCATTTGTTAGTACTATTCTAAAGTATTTTTTACTAACAACTAATCTATGAACCTCATTAAAATTAGCATCTAATGTAAAAGTTAATGAGCTATCCCAGTTAACACCATCCACACTAAATTGAGCTAATAATGTAGAACTTGTATCTGTTTTACAACTAAATACTAAAGCATCGTGCATCGACACGTTTTCCGCTTTTCCTGTAAACACATCCCCGTTATTTAACGCTGTGTTTGTACTGTTTGCTTCGCTTACGAAATTTTTATCCATTTCCTTGTTTAACTGTTATATTTTCTAAATCCGCTTTTACTGTTGGTATTAATGTATTTGTATCTAATGCAGCAGGTATTCCAGTAGCCCCCATCATTGTGCCACCTGAATGTACATGAGCGTTGTAAAGTGTTATGTGAGTGTTTAATGTATTCTCAATGTCATTTAACTTATCAACTAAATCATTTATCTTAACTAAACCATCATAGTTATCACCATTTAGTTGTATCTCACTAACCTCTGAAACCATTGATATGTAAGCGTCTGAATCAGTTATAAATGACACAATGACAACACTACCAACTTTAGGCACTAATAAAAAACCTTTTTCATTTTGTGCCATTATTCTAACATTTGGTATATCAGCATCTTCATTAATTGGTATGCAATAACACGTTTTCTCATTAATATCAACACTTTCAACTGTACACACTAAAGAGCTAACATTATTTATGTTTGCTAATTTTCTTACACTATCTTGTATCGTTTTACTACTCATGCTATTTTAACCCCTAAAGTAAATATTTGATGGTTACCTTCATTAACACCATACACACGTTTAACCCTTTTAATTAAATACGTTCCATCTCTTTCAGGTAACTTAACGCTTGTTATTCTTGCTCTATCACCATGTCTCATAATAGGCTCTCCAAATGTTTCAACTTCACCTTTAAAACCTGTGTATTTATATTCTTTAACGTATGCTTCAGCTACTTTTTGAAGTTCGCCTTTAGTCATTTTAAACTTATGAATTGTTTTTTGGTCTCCATCCGCATCACCTGCTTCAGCTTGTATCTTAGTGTTGCTAAAGTCCATACTAATAGCTACTACTTTTACTTTCACTTCATCTTCTTCCTGCCATTCTAAAGAATCACTATTTATGATTACTTCTTCCATTTTAAATTCAGCTTCTAAAGTATCTGAAGCATTATTTGCAAAGCCTATGTATAAAAAACCATCTCTAAAATAGCTAAATAAACCATACTCACTTTTTAGCTTATCTAATACCATTGCAGGCGTTGCTCTAGTTACTCTAAATGCACCCAAATCAATATCATCAATAATTTTATAAGGTATAGTTGGAATGATAGCATCTAATAAACCGCTTAGTTTAGTTGTTTGAGATTGACCGCCACCTTTCGGGAACGTAACATTAAACTGCTTTAGTCTATACATTTCATCTTCGCACTCTAATACAGTTGGTAAACCGCTTCCTATATTTCTTATGAAACCATTAAATACACTTTCTAAATTCGGCTCATAACCTATCTTAACCTCAATCCTATCGCCACGTTTAAATATAGCATCATTACCAACGAATAAGTTTTTACCTTCAAATTGCAAAGCTCTTGGAATAGTTATACTGCAAGTATCGGTTAAATCCTCATAACTTGAATTAATCTCAATCTTATTCACAAAGTTAAAGCTAATAATCCTACTGCTATTAGCTGCTCTTACTATTATTTCACAATTACATTTTAGCATTAGAAGTATCTTGCATTAGAACCACCTCTAGAACTTAATTCAATTGGCGAATCTGATAACATATTTATGTCAATATCAATTATATTTCGTGTTCCCTCTCTTTGAGATAGTGAGTAGCTTTCAATTACTACTGAACTAATTAACCATTCATTTAAGAAATTACAACTAACTGGAATTGCTAATGGTGCTTTTAAATAAGCTACTAAAGCATTCATCTCAGTTATAACAGGTCTTTGATTTGCCACATCACCTGCAATAACTCCTTTTAGATTTATCACATAATCGCCCTCACTCATAAACTCTTTAACAGTTCCATCTTGACCTGCAATAGCTGTTTTTACTATGTTTTTAGTTTGATTAACAGTAATTAGAGCTGTTTTAAATATGTATGGGGCATCTAATACTACTTCACCACCGCCGAAATCTTTTGAAGCTGTATAAGTTAATTTAGTCGCTGGGTTGCAATCAAAAGCAAATGTATCAAACATCGGCTGTCCAAACTTATTTGCAATGGATAAATTACCTTCAAAGTCTGTTTGCTCTTTGCTTATCTCAGCAGCATTAACTCTATAAAATTTAGGTTTTAATAATGCTAATCCTGCGCCTTTTAAAATAAGTTCAGCTTGTCCCTTTGGATTTGGTGCTTTTGGTAATAAATAGTTTTTACTTGCCATTATGAAGTAGCCATTAAATTAATATCGTTTACAGATTCAAGTAATGCTTTTGCAACCATTTCTTTCACTCTTGTTGTTCCTTCTTGTATGTTTGTCGTGCTTAAATTAAACTGTTCAATTAACTTGTCAATATTGATAGTTAATGATTGAGGACGTTTTCCGCTTACTTCAGAGCCTGTTTCTAAAGTTGATTTTGCTGTATTATTTACTACATTTCCGTTTTCATCTACACTTAGATTTTTATTTGCTTTCATATCAAATAATTTCATCGCCTCCAAGTTAGATTTTCTTATATCTTGTAATATCGCAACCCTTCTATTTTTTTCTATTGCAGACATTGTACTGTCAGCAAATATGTTTTTTATTATTTTAGACAACCTAAGGTTGTTTTCAGCTGCACTTAATTTATCTTTAGACGTATCGCCTAAATTAGCTTTCATGCTTCCTGCATATTGTTGCATTTCAGCATAACCACCACTTGTAGGCTTCATACCAACAGCTCCAGCTAGTTTACCCAATGTACCTGTAATGTATTTTTCAAAAAAACTATACTGTGAACTTTCAGTACCTTTAAAAGCCCTATCTAGTAAATTCATGGCATCTATACCATCATTTATTGAGTTAACTAATGAGTTAGCCCAATTTAATGTACTTGCTATTATGCCCTCTTGAGATTGACCTATTTTAACTTTAAGTTGCTCCCATCCATCGCCTAAGTTTGATAACTGACCGCCAACTGTTTTTGATTGGTCTGCCATTAAGTTAAAGAACTGACCACCTTCTTTAGTCATGTCTTTAAAAGCACCTTCAATATCTTTAAAGCCTATTTTACCAGCTGAAACCATATTATTGATTTCATTTGTGGTTACCTTTAATCGTTTTGCTAATGTTTCATAAATCGGAATACCACGACCAGCAAACTGTCTTAAATCCATTAATGTAACACGACCTGATGTTTTTAATGTACCATATAAATAAGCTATATCGCCTAATGGCGCACCAATACCAGCAGATACATCGCCTAGTCGTTTCATCGTTTCAACAAGTTCACCTGCTTTAAAACCATAAGCTAACAACTGCTTACTAGCATCTTGAACTTCTGTTAATTGAAATGGTGTTGTCTTAGCTAAATTTATTAATTGTTGCTCTAACGCTTTAGCAGCACCTTCATTACCATAGAGCATTGTTTTAATACTAGCGTGAAATTTTTGAGCATTATCTAAAGCGTCAAAAACAGATTTAGCAAATGATAAAGCTCCTGCCCCTGCAATAGCCCATCCAACTTTAGCAGCAGAACTCATTTCAGTAAACCTATTTTTTATCTTGCTCATTGTTGTGTCTAAGTTTTTAACCTTAGTCATAGCACCTTGCATAGTCTTACTAAATTGGTCTTTTAGCCTTAGTATATATTCTAAATTATTCGCCATCTACTTTTCTTATTCGTGTTCCGTTATATTCTAAACAATAATCCATTTCAGCAACTCTCTTACACCATTCATCATCACTTAGTTTGTCAGGATTTTCTCTATAAAAAAAACGGATAAGTGCGTTATTTCTTGCTATCTCATCCGTTTCTATTTTCTTTTTATACTTTTCTAATTTTTTTTTAAAATAGCTTTTTGTACTGTTAGTAATTCAACAACTCCCATTCCTGCACTCTCAATTGCATCATCGTTGTTTAATACTAAATTCAAATCATCCCCACCTACATACAATGC